GCCTCACCTGAACCAACTAATGAATCTGTAAAGTTGGATAATATTTCTTCTGTAAATGTAGCACCTAAAGATGCAGAAGATAATTCTATTATGCAATCATTTACTAATCTATTTAAATATTATTCTCCAGAAAAAGTAACACAATTATTTGCTAAGAAAATGAATTTACCTGTTGAACGAGTTAATAATATTCTTGCAGGCTCATTTAATTTACCAGAATTACAAGTTAAAAGAATAGCTACGCCTGAAGCTATACAAAGAGGATTAACTACTCCTGAAAAGGCAGGTGCAGATGCAAATAAACTGGCGTTCTTTGTGGATTTTTATAAAAGAAGAGATTACGATGATGAGGAAGCATTAAGAGCAGCACAAACACACGTAAGAGGCAATATACCTTTAGTCTCTCCAAATCTTCAAGGAGAATCTATTCAAACTATAATTGGTAAAGATGGCAGCATTAATCAAACTCTAATGGATAGATATGGTGCGGACAACCAGTTAATAAATCCAAATAAAAAAGATAGAGATGCCAATGAAAAATACATGAGTAGTGGTACTAGAACATTAGCTACTATTTATAAAGTAAAAACACTGCTAGATAAAAATAGTCAAGTGTATACAGTTTTAGGTAGACTTCAAAAAACAGGTAGTAATATTGCTAGTATATTAGGACAAGATGCATTAGCAGAGGCTATGGGAGGTCCTGATGTAACTAAGGCAATTCAAGCTGCTAGAGAATTTATTAAAACTACTAAAGAAGCTATCTTTGATGACCCTCGTATTTCTGATAGAGATTTAGCCATTATTAATCAATATATTGGTATTATCGCAGATGAAGAATTTCTTGGTGTGGGTAAAGCCAATGCATTAGCTGCTATTATAGCGTTGGAAAGAGCTGCAGTAACTCAAATAGCAACTGCGTTAGCTGGAAATATGCCGGGGTTAGTTAGGGACAACAAGATAATATCTTATAGAGCTAATGGTACATTTAATGCAAATGATGTTAATACAATAGCAGGAAAAATGTATGGTAGGATTATGAAAACTTACAAGTTAAATCAGGCTATGGTTAAAAATGCACAAAGAAATGTTGAGCAGAATAAAACAACGCAAAGAGATATAGATATTCTTACACTACATGAAAATATAATGGGATTAGCTGAAAACTCTGTTAACGATATAATAGCTAGACAAACAATGGATGCAAAAGACTTTAAAGATAACTATAGAAATGTGTATTTACCAGAAATCAAAGCACCACAAACAGGAGTATAAATGTCAGAAGATTTTGCTACAAGATTCCCATCAACTTTCGGACTCTTCCAAGATGACAAAAAAGAAACCAAGTCTAGTGATGATGATACTTATGTACCTACTCGTGAAGATATAGAAAAAACACGCACTGCCGATTTTACAGCAGGTTCTGAACTTATAGAAAAACCCATTGAAATGGGTGGACAAGTCCCAAAAGAAGATTTACTTGCAATGAGGTATGCACCTCCTTTTGCAGGATTAAGTGCGTTTCCTTTTTTATCAGCTGTTCCTAGACTTGCTAAAGACGAAGATGACCCTTTTAGAAAAGCTAGATTAGATAAAATAACTTCAGAAATTGGAGGAGAATATAGCTACGACAGCAAAGAAGTATCTGATAAATTGAATGTGTCTACTATAGCAAAGTTAGGTTTTGCTGACAATAAATTACATGTAGAAAATGCTCTTGAACAACAATTTGGTGCTGGTAATTTTAAAGTTGTTGAAGATACAGGCGCAGGATTTTTAGATAATAGATTTTTTGTCTCTGTTAAAAGAGAAGATGGCACTTTTACTCCTTTTACTAATCCCACACAAGATTTGCTCACCAGAGCACTGAAATATGTACCTATGGGAACTTATGAGGTTACTTCTGATATTGCGGCTGTAACCGCCTCCTTTTTAACTTCGGCTGTAGTTACTACTACAACATCAGCAATTCCGGGGGTTGGTCCGGGGCTTGCCGTTGTAACAGGTCCTTTATCATTAGGGTATAGTTTGTATGTGTATAATAAGGGAGCAGAAAGAGGAAGACAATATATACAAAAAGCACTAGGACTCACAAAAGGTGAGGCTGATGATTTTGGAACATTTATAGAAGAAATTCACAAGTTAGCTTTAGACCCTAAAATAGGACAAGCACTTAAAAAATTATTTAATGACCCAACTGCTGATATAACAAGTAATGAGTTTAAGCAAGAATTAAGAGGTATAATTGGTTTTGCATTTCCATTTTTTCCAGCACTATTTGATAAAGTATCTATTGGTTTATCTAGAGTTAGAGAAAAATTAGAGTTAAAAGGACCTGTTCAAGAACAGGACATATACAAATCTGCCATAGACGCAGAAAAATTTGCTGATTTAACTGGCTTACGAAATACAATGTTACCTCAAAGAACTATGAATAAAAAGATAAGCAGACTTGCAGGTATTATTGACCAAGTATCTGGTAAATTATCTCAAGGTCTACGTCTTCAAATGCAAAGTGCTTATAATTATCTTAAGAACTTTTCAAAGAATATTGGAGAAGGAAATTTTGCAGAATTTAGAAATGCAATGTCTTCTTTTAATAAAACTTTAACTGGTATTAGAGAAGGCAGAATACCTAAACCAGACCCAGAAAGACTTGGTGTTAAATTAAGTGAACTTGAAAATATGTTTTACGAATTGAGGTTAACTGAGTCAAGAGGAATGTATAATAATATATTTACTAAATTAAAAGACAGCACATTTGATTTAGAAAAAATACGTGCCTTTATAGTAGGTAGAGAGACCAGAAATGTAGAACCTATATCAGGTCAAAAACCTAATCAACCTTTTGAAGCAGCAACAAAACCTTTAGTACAAGGTGAACCTAAATTAGATTCTATAGTAGAACATTTATTTGCTCTTGGTCGTGAATCTGGAGGAATAAGAAAATTAAGTAAAGAGTCTGTAAAAAAAGCAGTCGAAGTTTTGAGAAAAAATCATCCAGAATATGCAAAATATATGGATGGTCATAATATACAAATAAAAACACCAGCTGAATTATTACATATGTATGCTACTATGTTAGGTAATATGTCTAAAGCTGTATTTGCAAAAGATACAGGAACTGCCGCTAACCCACAACTAGCCCAATTTGCTATGGGATTAAGAGAAACTATATTAGAAACTATAGCAAAGCCTTTAGGTGGTAAAGTAGATGTAACTAAAGACTTGGCTGCGGCTAATGCATTTTACAAAGAGACACTAGATAAAATAAGTAGTCTATCTCAAGAAGCTTCTAGGATTCAAATAAAAACAGGTGGAGAAAAAACTATGTTACCAGAAGAATTTGGTATAGCTCCCGGTGCCTCTGGAATAAAGAGTAGAAGTCAAATTACTTTACAAAATATTAGATTTCAAGAACAGTATGTTAAAAACGCGTTAACAGGAACAGGTAAAAAACCTCCTATAGGCGAATTACAACAAGCATTTAGTGATATTATAGCATATAAATTAGGCGGGGCTGGAACTCCTGCGTTAACAAAATCAGAAACTGCACAAAGTGTGAAAAGTTTTCTAGAGTCATATTCTACTAGGGAATTAGAATTATTAGGACTTAGCCAAAAAAATGTGAAGCAATTGTATAAAGATTTAGATATAATTACAAAGTTAGAAGAGACACAACTAGCACAAACTTATATGTTAGGCAGCAGAATGAAAAACATTGAAATGAAATCTATATTTGAAAATGCAATAGGTAAGAAAAATGCAGCAGAATTTACTCAAGATGTAGATGCGATGTTGGCTGTAATAGCTAAATTGCCTAAAAAAGAAGCTGCGGCAGCTACAGATAACTTAAGAAAAAGTCTTTTTGATTTTATAATATCTAAAGAAAGTGGTGTGCTTTTTGAAATAACAAATAAAAATGCTGCATTTGCTCAAGTCGGGGATATAACAATTAATCCAACTAAATTAAATGAAGTCATAGAAAAGTTTAATTCTGCAGGAGTATTTGACAAAATATTAAATAAAAAAGTTAAAGTGGCAGAGGGTAAAGAAATATCAGAAAAGGAGATGCTGCTTGGAATACAAAATTATGTAGGCGTAATAAGTCAAGCAGGTGCAGATGCAGGTTCTGCATTATCTGGTGCTCAATTAATTAGTAATTTGTTTACTCTTGACCCAAGAAAGTTTATTGATGCTGTAGCTAGAATAAGTGCACAAGGAAGATTAGCTGTGTTGTTTTCAAATAAAAAGTTTGCTGACGTTGTATCTGGGATAGGAAAACCAACAGCTACAACTAGAGCAGGACGAATAAAAAGAAATTTAAAAACATTTATGTTTGGTAAAGGTTCTGTAGCTAACGTGGTAGCACAGGTTGCTCTTCAAGGTGGCATGGAGTACAGACGTGCACAAGATGCAGCAAGTAATCAAACTATGGAAATGCTAAATATGGATATGTTTCCGGGCACTAGGGGACTATTTGACCAAACTAATGAGGCACTAGGACAGTAATGCAAGAAACAGTTAGAAATATATTTGGTTATGATGAGGAATTTGTAAACCCTACTACAGGTCCTTTTACAGAAGATGATTTAAAAATATCAGAAGATGATGTAAAAGGTTTTATCAAACGAAATAAAAATGCTCCTAAAGGACTTGTTAATCAAATGTTATTTGATATGGCAAATCCTCAATATACAAGGTATGGAGAAAGTAAAACTCTAACAGGACTTGGAACAAAATCTAGTTTAGAAGCTATAAAAGACCAACTTATAGCAGAAGCATTATATATTGATGCACAAAAGAAAGCTAGTAAAAAAGCTGCTACAGTGCCTGCAGAGTATGGATTAATGAGTCCTAAGAATGTTATGGCGAGTGTTAATAATAATTTAAATCGCTCTGGTATTCTTATGCCGTTAGGAATGGATGCAGAAAAAGCTCCTGCAATAGGAGCAGCAGATAAGCCAACAGACCCTAGAACTTTAACAGGACCTATAACCGGAACAGACGTACTTAAATCTTTAAGTCCTTTTGACTCTTCCGTAGGTAAACTTAGATATGAAACAGGACAGATATTATCCCGATTACCCGGATTGGAAATAGTTACAGGAGGACCCGGAGGTGCTACTTTTACTTCAGGAATTAATTTAAGAGGTTTGGCTAGTTTAGGTGATGAATTTTTAACGCAAAGCACTGTAGCAAAAGCTAAAAAAATGGGGACAAAGCTAGGTGCAGATTTTTTAGATGAATTTTTAAAATTAAAACAAATAAATGTAAATAAATTACCACAAAAACAACAAGATGTAGCCAAGTTATTAGAAAATAATCCAAAAAATGTTCCTTTAATTAAAGTGAATGACTTAGGTATAAAAGAAGAGTTAGCTAAATTAGATGTAGTGCCGACACCAGCAAAAACTATAGATGATACTTCTTTAGTTAAGGCATATACGGGTGAATACAGAGAAGGCTATGGGCATGGTGAAAAAAAAGCAGTAGATTCTTTTATAATTTCTGACAGTGCAACAAGTGTAGGACTAAAAGCAAAGGATGTAAAAACTCCTTATACAGGATTTAAAAGATATGAACATCCACAAGTAGTAGGGGAAAAGTATGAAAAAGAACCTTTGTATGGACATGTACGCACTATAGATTTAAAAAGATTGGCTGGAGGAGATATACATCCAAATATAGATGTAGAAGCAAAAGTATTAGGACAAAAAAATGAATTTTTAAGTCCGGAATATGGTCTTAAAGATTTTGACTTTCTTGAATCAAAAGGCTTTTGGAATCCGGAAGCTCAAATGGTTACTACATTTAAAACCCCGTCTGGAGAAATAAAAGAAGTTCCTATAACTAAAGATGTAAATAAAGAATTAAATAATTTTGGAATAGACGAAAAAAATATGCTTACTGAAATAGAACCAGAAGCTGTAGTAAAAAGTGATTTCAGTGCAGTAGATATGAACAAGTTAGATATACTTAAAGAGTTGTTAAATATGAGAATACGTATGCAGAGACTGCATGCACTTGTAAGATTTATTGATATTCCTAAATTAGAGGTTCTACAAAAAACTGTTCCTTTAGGTGCATATAAGGAAGTTCCTATTAAGGATAGGGAATTTTTTGGTGAAAAAATAAGTGCACTTCCTAAAACTGCTTTTTACAATTTTGATGATATTTTGAATAAAATAAAAAGTGCTAAAAATTTAGATACGCTTAGAGAACTTGAAAATTATATAGTAGGCTATACAAAGGCTAGCATAAAAAATAGTTTAACTACAGATGCAGTTAAAGGGTCTCCTAATGTATTGTCGGACATATGGTTAAATTCAATTCCTACAAATACAGGCACTAAACCCGGAGATTATTTTTATACTAAAAGAAATGATGTTAGCCAAGGAATGATTCAAAATAAATTTAATGGTCCTTTATTAATGGACCATCCTCATTTTCGCAATCCTTTAAGTCATAAGGTAATTTATGGTACAATGGGACAATTATCTCAAATATACGCACAAAAGAATGTTCTTAATTTTGACCTTAGAAAGCCTATCGGCACACCTATAAATTTACGGGATACACAAGCAAATTTGTTAAATGCAGTGCCTAGAGGAGGAGATATACCATATAGTACTGCATTGAAAAATTTAATTAAACATGAAGAATTAGAAGGAGAAAAGTTATATAACTTGTATAAAAAAGCAACTTTATCCGATAAAAACATAGAAACTTTGTCTTCTTCTGGAGAGGCAATCACCACCAGAGAGGCAGAAGGTTTTGTTCCTACAGCAGGTAAACTAAGAAATGATATTCAAACAGCAGAAAAAAACTGGGGAAGTGGAGAAAACATATTACGTTTTTCAGAAGAACAATATGATACTTTCTCTTCTAAGAATTTTAAAACAGCGGATGATATGTTATCGGCTATGCGCAGCAAAAAAGTAAAGTTGTATGACCTACCAGTCAAAACAGACCCGGAATTTGATTTGAGTGTTTCTGATATCGCTTTTGCTAACTTCAGAAATAAACCAGAACATTTAGTTGAGTTAACTACTCTGCATAACATAAAAAAAGCTATTGAAAATAATTATGATGTAGTGCAATTCAACACTTTTAATACACAAGCAAAATTATCTGGATGGTCACAGAGTTTATTTGAAGGAAGACGAGATGCGATGAGAGACTATTTTTTATCTGGTTTTACTGGAGATAAAGCATTAAATGCAAATGATAAAGCATTATTAACAATAATTAATAATTCTATTGATGAAAAAGTATTCCAAAGACTTAAATCAAAAAAAGGTATTGACTACGACAATGAAATATTAACAGGAGATGCAAACTTATTTAGACACTCAGAGACAAATTATGATACGTTAAGAAAACTTCCTAAAAAAAGTCAAAATGAATACTTAAAAGCAGTTAAAAAAGCTATGGATGAAAAAGATATAGATGGGAAAGTAATAAATGCTTTAAAGGGTGTTTCTGATGACATTATTGTTGATGTATTTGACGCAACATCCTATCTTATTAGAATGTTACATACTGTTCCACTACAACCTAAATATAAAGATTTACCATTAATAAAACGGTTAAACAAGGCAAAACAAACTGAATTTGTCAGTGGTAAAGTAAATGCCAATGGAGTAAATCTTGTTGATTTTAAAAAAGAGGTACTTAATGAACTTTTTTCTCCAGAAACGGCTAAAGCAGTAACTCCAACAGAGTTTAAATATGCAGGAGTGTTAGGTGGGTTTTCAGGTAAATTAGACGAGTTTGGAATTTTATTATATCAAACAAAACAAAAAATATTAAAAAATAGCTTTGAAATTGAAATGGGAAATACTCCTACTAATGAAAATATTGCAAAGAGAAATATGAATAAGGTCTTTCATAAAAAATATAAAGATTCCTTTCCTACTGAAGAAGCTTTAACAAAAGCAATTGTAAGTAAAACAAATGATAAGGGCAACTCTATATATGCAGAACTAAATCATCAATATGGTAAAAACAAAATGAAAGCATTAGAAAAATTTGGACTACAACCAAAAATAATTACAGATACTAAAAATAATGTTACTAGAAGTTTTATAGAAATAAATTTAGGCAAGACTAAAAAAGAAAAACTAGATTTACTAGAGAGATTAAATAACTATGAAGTTAAATTATACTCTAGAGTAAACCCAGTTCCTACTTTTAACGAAGTGGCAGAAGAAGAGTTAACTACAGAAGCAGAAAACAAAACGGCTGTTCCTGCTTTTATGTAATAGCCTTCATCTTATCAATTTTATTTTTTATAATATCAGCTTGTAAACTTAAAGAATTTGCAATTTTAGTTAAAAATTCTTTACTTTCTACAGTTAATCTAATATCTTTATCTTTTAAGATTGTTACTGTATGAGCATCTATAAGCCCTTCTACAACATCTTTCCAAAGATACTCACTAAATGAAGCTTCTTCATTTTCTGGAGTGATAGTTACACCGATACCATTTATAGTAGGTGAAATGTATAAATCAATTTCATTTACTAATTCTAATTTCTTGTTTATCATCTTTTATCTTTCTTCCTTTAAAGAATACTATTAAATTTATTACTGTGTTAATTGTTACTGCCAACAGCAGCCACCATTGCCATATCTCTATGTTCATCATTATATTCTTCCTTAACTGGTAATCTATTCCATTCATTAATATGCATTCTAAATCTAGGTAATTGATGTCTCAACTCTCCACAAGGAGATACTAAATCTCCCTGCGATATCCTTGCCCACTTTCTGCCTAAAACTGCGTAGACTAAATATGTGCCGCAAATAGGATACTTGGTTTCAAAGAATCTTGCTCTAAATCGTTTAGCGTTTTTCCAAATGTTACTAATTGGTTTTTGTATTGTTGATATTTTATTTGCCATTATTAGTTCTTTCTTTAAAAGTTTTAATTACGTCTGATGAAAATAACTTCTGTATATTAAGCAGATACATTCTTGATGCATTGTGGTCTCCGCCATTTACTGACTTAGTGTAGTCAAGAGAATCAATAATACGGCGTAAAACATCAGTGCGAAAAACAAGTGTTGCATACACTTCATCTCCCATACAGAGATTATGGAACCAATAATCTGATTCCGTTGCTTTGATACCCGATTCTTTGCCATAACTTTCATACTCCACTGCTATATTGCCGGTTTTTTGCCAAATATCTCTTTCAGATTTTACTTCAATTTTTTTATTTTGAAGCATATCTGCTACAAGTTGTTCTCTAACTTCACCATAATTTAAGTCAATGTCAAACTTCTTGCGGTCTTCTACTGAAGGTTTCATTATTTTTTATCTTTCTCTTTAGGGGTTTCAGTTACTTCTTCTTTTTTTCTGTTAAAATATTTTAATAACATTTCAACATTATCATTGTGCTTTGCCAACTCTGTGAGTTCTTTATCTAAAGCATCCATGATGTCTTGGTGCTCTCCTATACCAACTGATGCATTTAATAGAATTTCTATGTTTGCAATTCTTTTATTTATTTGACCAGTATAATAAGACTTAGCCGCGTTTATCATTAGTTCTCTTAACATTTAACCTCCTTCTGTCAAAATAACTTTTATTAAATCCTCGTTGCCACTCTTTCCCTCTGAAAGAATTTTCATTGTAAGGATTGGTTCTTTCATGGATAAATTTCCCAGTCTTTGATGTTTTATAAAACTCTCTCTGACCTTGTTTAAAAAATCTATCTACTATAGCCATAGCACATTTACCTTCCTATGTCAACTATTTCACAGCTATCTGCTGTGCATGCTAGGGTTTGATTGCCCACAGTATTATCTTCTTGCTCATAATCTTTAAGATTTGTCCAGTCAATATGCTCTGGCATTTTTTTAGCAAACTCTAAATAATGTTCTTCCGTGCAATCTTGATACGGAGCTTGTTCATACACCATATCATTTTTTGGTAAGAAAGAAAGTCCAGATGCAATGTTAAAATTATCATATATCCAACTGCCAGTTCTTACCCACTCATCTTTTCCTACAGAAATAGTTACAGAGGGTTTGTGCTCACACCAATGTTCTGCATATATTTTCCAAAACTCTAACTGTTCTATAGCACTCATATCATCTCTAGTGATACAATTATCTGGTGATTTAATAGGAAAACTAAATACTGCGTTCTCTTTACTCCAACCATCTGTCTCCCAAGGTATTCCTTTATCCATCATAAACTGCGTAAGAGGGTCTTTCTTATCTCCTCTTACTGTCCTGATATAATACTGACTATGTCGTGCATGAATACCAGAAGCAGAGTTTGTGAGTTGCGAAACTGTTCCAGAAGGTTTTACACAAGTAATAGCAGTGGATTGAGGTATGCCTATTTCTTTAGCATACGTTTTGTTTGTTTTAACTGCTATCTCTTTTAAATGTTGTAAAACTTCTGCTAAATTATGTGAAGCATCTTTACCATTAGTAATAGAGTTATCCATTATTCCAGTCATAGAAACGCCTAACAATCTTTCTTCTTCCGTATTCTTTTGCCATATCTTACGCAAATAAGGAAAATGAGTAAGAGTAGATTGAAAAGTTCCTATTATAGTAGCCATGTGAACTTTATGTTCTAATGTATCAATAGTATCATCTCCTCTTACGATAACTTCAGATAAATTACAGAATTGATATGGTCTTAGTATTATTTCACTGCAAGGATTAGTACCAAAATCATACTCTGCATCTCTTCTGCCATTTTCTAAAACTTTTTGTTTTGCAGCACCTCTATAAAACATGCCTCGTTCGCCCGTTCCAGATTCAGCTAAAGCAAGCCACTCTCTCATAAAGGTATGTGAATCGGGCTTATCTGTATAAGCAACAGAGTTATTAGACATTTGTCTTTGTGGTTGTGTTTTATAAAACTCTCCAGTTTTAGCATGTCTCATTCTGCCATCAGATAAATTAGATAAACTAATCATAGCAGACCTTCTAACACCACCAGATACAACCACTTCTCCAACCTTGCACATCAAATCATGGCACTCTAAACTAGATAGTCTTCTGCCTTTAGCATCTTTAAATGTGCTTACTGTGAATCTAAATAGATTGTCCAAAGGCACAGGACCTGATGCCCTACCACCAAATATCTTTAATTTAGCACCTGCAGGTCTTATTAAATGTAAATCCCACTTAGGAACTTCCCCTGCCCATAGTAAAGCTAATAATTTACGAAATGCTTTTGCCCAACCTTCTTTGCTATCTTTTACTATAATAGTCTCTTCAGTATCAAAAAGTAAAGCAGGAACTTCCGGTAATTTATTTATACAATCTCTTTCTACAGAAAATCCCACACCAGTGCCACACATTAATATATACATAGCTTCATCAAATGCTTTAGGGTCATCAACTGGCAAATAAGAACAGTTATACCCTGCAGTATTATCTCTATCTAATGCCTTACCTGCTGTCATCATTGCTCTCATAGAAGGCATAACTTCTTGATGAAGAATAGCTTCTTGTATATTGTGGACCAACTCTGGGTCAACCGCATAATTAAATTTATCTTTTAAATGTGCATTCATAAAATTCACATATCTGTGAACAGTTTCATGCCACTCTTCTCTTCTTTCTTCATCATCCATCCATCTAGCATACCTAGATTTGTGAATAAATTGTTGATAATTTGTGGGTAGGGTTACATTACTAATCATTTTATTACCTTTACTGTTATGTCTTTAGTTGTTATACCTGCTATTTCATGCATTAAATCATTAATTATATCTTCTATTACCGAAGGAATCTCTTCTATATCAAGAGCAAATTCTTCAGTATCAGCATCAGCTATAATTCTAATCTGTATCTTCTTCTTTGTTACCATTTTCTTTAACATCAATTAATTCATTAAGATACCATTGAGCTTTCTCTAAATCTTGAATACCGTTTTTATACCTATATCTCCACAAATATTTCATAATATTACCTTGTAAGTAATACTCGTATCCAATGTCCGTCATAGCTTGAATAGCATCTATACACTCTATTCCAGCAGTATTATAATGTGGAGGATTATTAACCATATCCTCTTCATCTACTTGTTTTCTCATAAGTTTAGAAACCTCCTTATATTTATTTTTTATAATTTCTTTATATTTCATTAGTGAATAGTAACCTTTTTTAATTGTTTGTCAAGTGCAAAACTTGCTCTTCCATCCTCTAATACTTGGTCTGTATCTCTTATAGCATAGTGCACCATACCTCGCGTTAAAAGTGCATAAAATATGCTATCGTCTTCCGTTAATAATTTATTGTCATGCTTGTGATAAATTTCCATATCAAAACCATTTTCATAATGTCGTATTATTATGGCGGAATCCCCACTTTTTAATTTTATATCTTTTGAACTCATTATGTTATCCTCAATACACAATATTTACAAAAGTAAATATTAAAGCTAATGCAAAAAATAACAGCATTACTTTATCATAATTATCAGGTCTCATTTCGTATTCCTCTTTTAATAAAATGTTCTGCGTCTACTATAATTAAAGGATTTTTCCTATTCATTTTTATAACAAGTAAGGGCTCCCCATAATGATTGTGTGTCACTGCCTGCTCATAATAATTATATATTGTTGTAAGTCTTTCAGTGTTCTTACACTCTATATTATAGGGAAACTGTTTAAAAGCTTGTGAAGATAATTGAACATCTACACCATTTACTCCCATTGGAGTAGATTTAATATCTAATTCAGTTACATTTTTAAGAAGACTTAGAAGTTTTTCCGCTACCCATGTCTGTAATTTTCTTCCTTTTGCTTTTGCTGACCGAACACTCATCTTCCTCAATCCTGATTTCCGTGATGTTTTTTGCTGGGATTGTGATTGTTTGGTTCTTTGTTTTAATCGTAGGGAACGGGACTTCGTTGTTAAGTTCTTTGATAAAACCATATGCTTGTTCTCTTGTTAATTTTATTATTTTGTTAACGGGACTATCTTCAATGCATCCTTTATACTGAATGCTCAGAAGCACGCCACTTTTTTGTGATATGGGTATACCAGACCCACTTCGGGTTTTTACCTTTGCTAGGGAGCTGTTTTTTAAACTCGACTTTTTTCCAACATTCCAATTTAAAGGGGCAGTAGCTACACTCCAATCCCAAGGTTCTATTCCCAGTTTCTTTTTTGTAAAAGACTTCTTTGACATCGGAGAAACACCGTTTAAAAGGTCTTTTAGCATGTAATGATTTAAAAGCATTGCGTAATTTATCACGTATATCCTCTCTTTCTTGTTTATTATTTTTTGCTTCTGCTATGGTTATTTCTCCAGTAGATTTATTTAAAGCAATCCAGCCTTTAAAAGGCTTCTTTGCTGCCATAGCGTATCCATGTCCTTGAGCAACATATCCAAATGCATCAGATGCTTTTATTCTTTCATAAGCATCGTCTGGTTTAAATTTATGCTCAAATGCAAATGGGGATACAGTTTTTATATCATATATCCCATCATCTAATTCAATATCATATTCACCAGATATCGAGTTATTTTTATCAATTTTGTATTCCACTTTCTTATGTTTATTTTTTACCTTAATTCCTGAAGCTTTAATAATAGAAATTAATAGAGCTTCAAGAACATCTCCCATAATCATACGCATTTTAAAATCATAGGAGGGAGCTTCAGCTTTAGCATTTTTAGATTGCATTTGTAATTGGCAAAGCGGTTTGCCTGCATTACTCATACGTAATCTGAAATCGTTATCTTGTGCATTAAACTGTTTATTAAGTGCTTCTGCACAAGCTTCACTAAACTCCTTGATAAGGCGAGAGGGCATTGAAGCCCTCCCTTGAGCTGCCTTTGAAAGGAAAGAAAGTATAGCAGCTTCTTTTTTATTCATGACCCTAACGCAGCATCTACATCGTCATTAAGGGCATCATCAACGTCAACATTAGCAGGAGCTTGGTCAATAACTTTGCCCTGCTTTCGCAAAACTTCGTCATACAAAGCCATAACTTTTTTGTTTTCGCTGTTAATATAGTCCATGAAAAAAGATAAAGTAGATTGGTCTCCATCTGTGAAGTCTATAGGTCCGTCATTGACCTTAAAACCTCCAACGTAGTAGACTAGCCCACCATTCTTTTTCTTTTCTAATGAACCTCGCAATTTGTAAAAAATAAATGGTTTCTTCTGTGCAGAGAGTGAGTCTATAGGCACAGAGATAGGCATAAAGTTACTACCTCTGGCTCTCCACAACACAGGCAAATCATTCGCTTCTACAGAATTGCCATCTGCATCCACAGCATCTATAAAAGATGCTTTGCCAAACAACATACGAAAACACTTTATATTTTTCTGTTGCAAGGCTTTGTCTGCAGATAAACCTTCACGTTGGCTAGCAGGAACAGAGCCACATCTAAAAGTTCCAACTGTATCTGGAATCTCCGTCTGTGGATAAAGATTATTAGCCATTACTGACCTGCTGACCATCTCATTTACCTCGGCATCATAATGTAAGTATTGATACCTTTGGGCAAACACTTGAAGGTCTATTTCTTTAGAGTATACGGTTTTACCCCCTATATCTAAAGATGTAGTCCACGAACCTGCAGGGATTGACCTGCCGGAATCGTCTTCGTGGTCTCTATTTATTTTTAGATAAAACATAGAGGGAGTTGCGTTAGACGGCTCATCCTGCCCTATTATTTTAGCTATGTCCTCAAAACTAGAGGACGATGTTAAAGTTAAATCATTCATGATTATTTACTCCTTATTAAGAATCTTATTTATACTAGATTATTAGTCATTAGTCAAGTGAAATTCTTTCATATCTAACCAATTTTTTCCTATTTCTAAATCAACGGCAAGAGGAACATTCCATTTAATGTTATAGAAGTCCTCAAACTGTTGATTTACCTTTGTCATAGCATTGTAAGTCATTCTAGCAACCTTCTGTTCTTCACCGGGGTATATATCTAAAACTATTGAGTCATGGACCGTATTAATAATTTTAGACGTAGCTCCACTATCCGTAAGTTCATTGTGTAGTTGAATAAGTGCCAACGGCACAACACAACCCCCTGCGATACCCTGCACGGGATAATTTTTAATAGAGGGTGCTCCAGATGCATTACCACTCGCAAGCCGTTTAGTATCTGGAAAAGCAAATTGTTGACCAGTATCCATACTAACAATACTATGTGTAATAGCCTCAGTTTGAAGATTATCATGCCACTCTCCTAACTTAGGGTACTTTGCGACAAAAGCTTTATAGTATGACATCTCATTAGGTGTACCTGTAGTGCCGCCATAGAGAGGTTTAAAAGTATGCGCTTTTGCCGCAGTACGCTCTTCTTTAGTGATGTCCTTCTCATCTTTGTTAAAGATAATAGAAGCAGTATATCTGTGAACATCACTACCATTAATAATGTCTTTATACATATTTTCATCGCCACATAATTGTGCCGCTACACGAAACTCTAACTGACTATAGTCAGCTTGAAGTATATTGCCATTACTAAACCTTGATACAACCACTGCCCTAACTGGAAATGTAGAGGCTCTGGGTTGATTTTGAAAGTTTGGGTCTGAAGAAGATAATCTAGTAGTTCTAGTTATACATTGATTAAATTTAGGATGTAATACTCCATCAGTTCTAGTATTACGAGAAATACCACCTACAAAACTAGATAAATATACATCAACTGCGTTTAATCTTATAGAAGACTTTAGAAACTCTTCTGCTTTTTTATTCTGTTTATATTTAGCTGCAGACAATAATCTCACTAATGTGGATTTATCTGTTGCAAAACCATTAGCAGATACGTCATGAATATCTCTAGGATTCATTGTGAGTCCTGCTATTTTAGGCATGGGAATATATACAAAACCTGCCCCACGACACGCAGGACATTTGGTTGATTTTTTCCATCTGGTGCCGTCCTTCTTAGTTTTATAATACTCTCCACGACCTTTACATGTATGACAATGATTAGCAGTCGTTTTGTGAACTCTAGAAGTCATTGACTTTACATGATGAACAAATAAAGAATTACTCATCTTAGGACGATGAAAAGGTTTACCTTTCTCATTGAGACCTATATTAAATACTTCAGCCCATTTCTTTTTATCTAACACTTTTCGTGAATAGATAAGCTGACTAACTTGTTCTGGAGAAGCAAAATTAATAGGAGTATCCCCCATAACATCATTACATATGTCTTCCATTTTAATTTTAAGTTGTGATTGCTCTCTTTGATAATCCGCTCTCACTTTGTGAAGTGTAGAAAAATCTATTTTTATGCCGTTGCGTTCTATAGTAGCAAGCACAGGTAAAAAATTATTCATTAATTTCAAATGCTTATACATCATAGAATTGTGTGATTTTTTATACAAATTACTTTGAGCAATATGTAATTGTCTAGTTGATTCTATATCACCTATACCATATTCTTTAACAGTCTCCATAGGAATTTTATCAAATCCTATTCCTTGTTTAAGATAATCATCTATTAATTCAGACTTTTTCATGGCGACATTACGGCGCACACACGAATCAGACAAACTAATCCCTTGCTTTTGCTGTCTTAATAATAAATATTCTCCAATCATGGTGTCATATACTTTATTAGTATATTTAAATCCACTTTCCCATAACCAAATTAAATCAAATTTAATATTATGCCCTACTAACAAAGTTGTATTATTAAGAACAATTTGTATTTGTGTGAATGCGTCTCTTGTATCAACACATCTCAAATCTTTGTGATGAAACCAATGAAAATGTATATCTTTATCATTGATTGCATATTGAATTGAAACAAGTCTGTTTTGTGAATTAAACGGAGATGGGTCTGTCCGCTTGTTATCATCAATTACAAATGTTGTCTCAACATCTATATATGTTGTTGTCATGCTGTGTACCTACTTAAATCTGTATCGAGATTACATACAATTTTACCATGAAATCCCGTTAGTTTATTTTTAGATATAGTTATATATCTTCTTTTATCTGCGTTATCAGTTATATCGGATTTGCCAATACCAATAATTAAATCAGCTTCTGCGGCTTTTCCGGTTTTACTATTCTCCATCATAGCATATGTTACATTAGTTTTGCCCTCTGCATCTGCAGATGCTTGACTAATGCCTATACCAAATAAATTATGCCTCTTACATATTTCACGGTATTTAGTGTATATACTACGAAGCTTTTCATCTGTCCTTGCAAACGAACCCATAACATTAAGTTTATCTAACTGGTCAACTATTAATATATCTGGTTTTTTATCACCACAATATTTGTCCAACCATTCTATAGAGGCATCCACATTATCTACCATTGTTATTTGTGAAGATATCTCTGTGAATTTATCTCTAGCTTGTGAACGATTAGCATATATTTGTTTGTCATTATATCCAGTATATGCAGACACTGCTCTTAACATTGTTCTTCGTGCAGGCTCTTCATTAGTTATTATGTGAACATCTGCACCTTGTGAACAGAAGCCATTTGGTGATGCCACTAAAGATACATAAAATGCTGTTTTACCTATCTCTGGTCTTGCAAACGCAATCATAAATTCGCCTGCTTTACCACCTCTGACAGATTTTGCAAGACTAGGTATATTAAACTCCCAACAATCTTCGTTGTCTGCATACTCTAGTAATGTATCTACATCTGTAGTTACTGGTGTTACATCATCCTCTGGCACAAAACCATCTTGTGATTTTTCTATTAATGCTTTTACATCTTGTATCTTTTCTGGCGAACCTTCCATTATAGCTAAACCCATATCAGCTATATTTCTACCTATCTCTTGCTGCCACATTTTCTTTAATACATCAGATGCTACATCTTTACCCATTTTAGGTAAATGTTCTATATCTACTAAAACTTCTGCTACTGCATCTCGTTTAGCACGAGTAGCTGTTGGATTGCTTACACGATATATTTCCCTAACTTCTTGTGAAGATAAATCTCTTTCATAGCTTGAATGACCACTTATAATCGTATCATACAAATCTGCTAATTCGTTCGGAAACATTGAACGCATAACACGACTTTTATTTGCATCAAAGAACTCTTTATGCATTAAAAGTTTAATTAATTGCTGTTCCATACTAATTTCTTAATCTCCTCTTTACTAAAATATTTTAAATCATCAGTTAATCTAACGACACTACAAGATATAAAATACGATAAATACTTGTGAATGTCAAGTGATTTGCGAGTAGCATCAGCATCTAAACAAATATATATGTGAGTATACCCTTTTAGAGATGCTAAATCTGCATCTTTCATATTTGTGCCTAGTAAGGCTATTCCGGTTGCAACTTGTGAAACAGCACATGCACTGGCGGCATCTTCTACAAGAATTGCTTTTGAATGTTCACCACAAGTGAATAGTTTAGAGGATTTACCATATCTATACCATTTAGGCACAGCTCCTCTAGTCATACTTCTGCCTATGGCATCACAAACTTGTGAATCATGCTCGACTAAAAATACAACTCGGTTTTGTTTTGGGTCATACATAATTTTAGCAAGTTTATCATCTAAAGCATTGATACAATTATTTCTTTTTAAATATGCCATTGCTTGTGAATTATTGTGAACTTGAACAAAATGTTCGGGATGATAGAACTGAACAGAGTGATAGTTGCTAGAAGCAACAATATTTTTAATATCTGTTTTTGTTCTAGTAATATTTTTACCTCCTTTTGTTTTACAAGATGCCTTGTAACAATTCCATAAAAGTTTGCCATGTTGTTTCGTTAAAGTAAAAGTATTTCTTCCGGCACACAATGGACAATTTAGTCTGACAGAGGTGTTATCTGTTGGTTCATGTTGTTGTATAAATGTTTGTAAATTCTGCATAGTTTATCCTATATAAGTATATGTCCCTCGGCAAGTTCTTTGCTTTTAACATAGTTTTTAATTTTTGTCAAATAAAAAAAATACCCCAACCAAACTTAACTGATTGGGGTAGTGGGAGGAAACTTTATAAATCAAATCCATATTGGCTTCTGTTATACCAATAGTCATCATCTTCCTCTGAAGCTGTGGTTTGTTTGCCTTTCTTTATGCCTTCGTCATAAGCATCGACAACTTGTTCTGCCATCTGTTCAAGTGTTGCAGTATCTTTAATCCAAGAATACAATACTCTTTGCACTTTCTGTTTATGTGTTTCAGATTCTGCAAAGCCGTCCTCTTGGTCAAAAGATTCTAGTTTATTTAGAGAATCCTTAATTTTGTCCAGACAAGATTGATTTTGTCTTTCTTGGTTAGTTACAATTTTAGACTCCCTAGCACCACTAAAGTCATAATCATTGTAGTCATACAATGCTCTAGTGTTACGTCTATTGTAGTTATTGTATCTTCCATAACCTCTTCCGTAGTAAGAGTTTGAAGAAACATCCTTCGGGTCTCTTTTGACTGGTAGTTCATGCCACTTTACTTTTAATAAAGCAGGAAGTAACATAGATTGCAACCACTCTAAATCAAACTTCTCTCGAGAACTGTGTTGATGTTTGTAACCAACAGACACATTAGTGCACTCGGGGATAATTTCAGTGTAGTTTGCACTATCTGTAAACACACCACTAGCTGAAGGACTCATCTGTTGTTTAGGTGGTAAGTATATGTTTAATTCATCTGCTAATGCTTGAGCAAATTCATTTGAACAACACCTGCCTCCACTTTGATTAGTTATAATATCTCCGTAATCCATTCTGTCGAATGCTATACAATACTTGTATCCTTCAACTATTTCTGGAGTTGTTTCAGATATATATTTAGAACCAATGCCCCCACATTCTTCGCCAACATGGAATACATATAGTCCTTTAACTCCTGCTTGTATTAGTTTACACATAATGTAACAACCGAGTTTGTCGTCAGCACCAAGCACGGCAGCAGTAGGTTCTACTTTAGTATCTACTTTGAATTTAATTTTGGTATCTTGCCAATTATCAAAATCATCATCAGATGCAAATAGAACTTTATGTTTGCCTTGCCAAAACATAGTATAGTTATCAAAATCAAAACCTTTCTTCTTGGCATATCTTTTGATATCAAATTCGTCCATTTCAGTTTTGGCATCTCCTACTCGTTTGTATTTATACACTTCTTTATCTTTAGAAGCATACACAAAGTTATCATCAGTTAGACGCAAATCAGTAGTAGCACCAAGTGATGCCGATTGCACCGTATCCATATGACAACTAAACATAACTTTAGAGTCTCCCACACTTGCTATTAGATTACCTTTATCATCTACATGACATTTGGCATATTTACTAATAGCCTTGATAATTATATCTGCCACAGGTTTTTCTTTACCATGTGGAGATACAGTTGTTAATAGGTCATACAACAATGAGTCCATGTCTTTACCTCTAACTACTTTTTTTAGTTTAGATATATCCACAGATTCTCTGGTATAACCAGAATAATAATTAGTTAAACTCATATAAAATCCTTTCTTAAAGTTTATTAATTATGTTGACACCTTGCAAAAGTTTGCCAATTACTTCACTTTCGTAATCGTAATCAAACATTGCATTAAACATATTGTCATCAAAGTCGGTGTTTCCTTCAATAACACATAGCGACCAGTTTTTAATAGTATCTGGTATGCTATCTCTTGACACTCGCGATAGCTCGTGTATTTTAAAAGTTGGTCTAATAAACTCTAAACAGTCATCATCCCAATTATATTTAACAAAGTATGATATGTATTCGTTATTAAGTCGCGTTGCTGTCATTTGTATAACATCATGCAAATCTTTATAACTTTCTACATCGTTATCATACTGCCTAAACAAAGCATTATTAACAAATTCTGTATGAATATTAAATTCAGAATGGTTTAAAAATATGTGTTTTTTGAAAAGAGTTTTTTCATGCGTAAAATTAATATCATTAATAGACTGAAGCTCTATACCCGTTATGTCTATGTCCAAAAGTCTTGACGACATAGCCAGAGGGTATTCTGTATCTGCCCATATTAATGGAAAATAAAAACCAACAGCACGATTTACCATTCCAGCATGAAGATTAGATAACAAAGCAGGCTGCCTATGACACTCTATACTTACATCTGTTCGTAAATCTCTTAAAGAAGTACGCCATTCTGCATTTGCACTTTGAATATATTGATGATGCCCAGCATTAGATATACAATGAGCAGAACAATAATGTTGGTCGCCAATCCAAGCAAAAGGTTCTTCTCCACCATATTCATAACCACATTCTAAACACTCCTCTGGTTCACTATTTTGTTGACCATTTGTTAATACATATCCTAATGTGCTTTGATGACTAGGCAGAACAAATCCTGCTTGTGTCCATTCATTCCTATTAGAATTACCAACTAAAACAACTTTAAATTTATGTTCTTGTGGTAAGTGCTTAACCCAAATTCTACATGAGGGCATTAAATCAAAATAAGGAAAAGGCATGACAGTAGCACTACCTCCTTGTATATCTTCTGGAACATAAAATATCACATTATCGGTATAATATTGAAAATGACTTCCGTCACTAGAATATTTTATACCTTGCTCTTTCATCTTATCTACAAGTTCCTTCTTATATACATCTCTGTTAGCATACACTCTGCTGTAATACCATTCTTCATCTTGTGGCTTTTTATACAAAACTGTTCTAGCTAATACTTCTCCACTTCTATGCACATAAGCAACTTTAGTGGTAGGACAATAACCATAAAAATCTACTGGGTTAGAATCTCGTAAACCAAAACTATGTGTTGAATCCATACAAGAAGCAGGAGAATTAGCCTCTTTTTTGTAAGCCATTCTTACTTCGTCTGGTGTGTTTGCTACAACATATGTCATAGGAGCATACAAACCATACATTTTTGCAGCTAAATTATCAACAAGAAGGGCACTAGGTGGTTTCTCGTCAATAAGTAAATACCTTGCTAATAGTCTTGTCAAAGGTAATTTATGCCTAACACCAAGAGATTTAATGCCTCTTCTCAAAGGTAACCATGCTTGTTGTTTGACTGGACAAAGTAAAGCTTCTGTAATTTCATTTAACAATCCAGCACTTGCTTGTGGAAAATATGCGTCTTCATCTTTCCATTGAGTGCGACCTGACAATGAATCATAAGGATTTATTTTCAAACTAGGAAAACATATTGCCCCTTTACTCTTATCTGGGTGCCAAATAAGTATAGACTTCATACGCCATTTTGGGTGGTTCCAGTTACTGTATCTTTTACAAGATACATCTACACCAAAATTTAACGCTTTTAAGCACTCGTATACATCTGAATGAAATTTAGTATACTCTTTACTTAATATTCTATACTTTCTAACTGCTGCTTTAGTTAATGGATGCAACTCTGGATTTAGTTTATGAAAGTTCCTTTCATGAATATTCTCTTGCCTAGCAAAAGATTCAATTATGAAATTAGTAAAATTAAAAGCATCTTTACTTCTTTCCTCTGACTCTCCCTTTAAACTTATTTTTACTTCAGCCATGTTATGTCCCCTCTACCCAGTTTAATGATGCTTTACCTCTAACTGCAACAACGCTAGTAGTAGGAACTTCGACTATGTGAGCAATCTCATTGAGGTCTCCAGTTAGTCTTAACACATACATATGTGACCTAGAAGCCGTATATCCTAAAAGTAAAAAAAGAATGGCACTGTTATCAGGATGTCTTGTGAAACCTCTTATGGTAACTACATCTTTAATTGTTCTATTTTCATAAGGAACTAAATCTCGTATGTTAGAAAGTCTTGGGGTATCATACATACTCAATTCAAAATGAAAATACCCTTTAACTAATACCATATTACCCATTTTATCTGAATGTGCAGGTGTTGTGGCTAAAGTTATTTCATTGTCCTTATTAAGTAATTTAAGACTAAAATAAAATTGAGTTCCGTTTTTTTCATGTTTGCCCAGATGTCCATAAGTAAACTGTCCATCTGTGTATTTAAATACATGCCCTATGGCGATATCTCGCCTAGCAATTTTTTGACCTATTGAAGTTAGGTCATAACTTGGTGTTAAACTATACATAATCTCTCCTTGTTATTGTTGTAGTTTCAGTTGGAAAAAAATTTGTTAAGGACGATAATTTATTATGCTTTAAAAATTGATAATCATATCGTGCTGTATAATCAATTTTATTGTCACTTAACTGGTTAATAATATTGTCAATTCGCATCAACGAAAAAGACAAATACGCTAAAGATTTGTAAAATCCTTTGGATTGTGCGTCATTATAAAAATGGTTTCTTATCATAAAATTACCTTTTCTATGTGAAGAATTATAACGACTATAATAAGAACTGTTTCTGTAATCAGACTCGTGAACTAAATCATCTTCACTAAGTTTCATTTGTGTATCCGTAGCTACTTTTGGACATAAATGAGTTTTTACAGTTTGAACTTTGTTCATAAATATGGTTTGGACCACAGTTTTGGCTCTCAATATCTCCCTCAACAAATAGAATTTAGATAATTCGTGAGTCTTGCATTTAACATAATAATCACAATTAGGAAACGACATATCTCCCCAATAACTATACCTTGAGTTTTGACATAAAGGTAAAAGAAATCTTACTGTGTAATCATCTCGCCCGTCAAAAGAACATACTTGCCCAATAAAATCTAGGGCAGCATATCTTGTTCGCAAACTGACAAAAGCAATCTCAGTATCTGTGAATTTTCTTGGCATTTACACCTCCTTAAGTTGTTGTGAAAAGTCATGGTCGTAGTTTTTAGGATTACAAGTAGCATCATAAAGTTGCTTACGATTCATAACTGGTTGGTATGCACCCTTGTGAGTAGGCACTAGCGAAGGAATATGCTTGATAGCAGAATCCATAGCAGAAGCACAAGTAATACAATAATCAGCGAAGTGCTGAGCGACAGACCTACGCTTAATAGGAATGTCTGCACTACATTTAATACATTCATATGTGTTCATCTCTTTCTTTCCTCTCATAATGTTGGTGATGCCTGCAGGATTCGAACCTACGTTGCCGCTGTGAAAGAGCGATGTCCTAGACCACTAGACGAAGGCATCATTAGTTGAAATGAATGATGACGATTGACAAAATGAAAGGAGAAAAAAAGGTCAATCGCCATCTTTTATATAATAGCAAAAACCCCCAGCTTACGCAACCAAAAAGCTAGGTAAACTGGGGGTTTCAAGGGGAACTGGTGAATTATAATTGGTCTCTTTTTACAAAAGGAGGTGGGAGGTGGTCAGGGTTTTCAAACATAGCTTCAAGTAGATGTGAAACATATTCATCTATAACAGAAGACTCTGCTAAAAGACCATATTTTTCGCAAGCATTTTGAAATTGGTCAACAGTCATGCTTGTGATTTTATCTAGCAGTCTTTCTCTAACTGCTTCGTTGTGTAAATTTGACATTACTTTTTCTCCTCATAAATTCTGTTAAAAATTGTTCTGCCCTTCCTCTAGTTGTAAAAACTAGAGTTGGGGCATATTTACCATAAATATTTTTTGCAGAAATACAAAATTTATCCTCAAAGGGTTCAATCTTGTATTTCATCTTTTCTCTGCTCAAGATAGTAACTACGACAAGTATCTTCATGTTGACAATCTTTATACTTTGGTAGTTGTAAATTAAATAAGTCTGCAAAAAAGTATTCTACAAATGTGAGATTAATCATATTCTCATAAGTTACAGGTGCATTATCCTTAACTTCATTTGTTACTTCTTTAAGACGATTCATGTTTTGAATCAGTCTTTCTTTCTGTTCTTCTGTTAATTTAATTTGCATTGTCAAACTCCTTACGAATTACTCTTATGCCAAGCATATCTTTGGCAGTTTGTGATTCAAGAAACTCTAATCTTTTCTTCGCATCAAATAATTTATCAGTAGTATATTCATGTGGAACTGGACTTACTGAATCCATATATACAATACGAAACACTTGTTTAGAAATAGTCATGCTCGCCACCCTTTCATGTCTTTTAAAGCATCTTTTTTAATAAGCATAGCATTACCGACTATTGTGGTATTTGCTATTATTGTTGCTTTGTTATTTATATCAAAACCTCGCATCAGTCCTTCTTCATTAATAAGTAATAAATCACCATTAGGAAGTCCGACTGGCTCCACCCAACCTTCAACAAATGCTTGTGCATCTTCTAATGTTGGCTCATCTTTTTTGTCATTAATGACTGAAAATTTAGTAGTCATAATTTCTCCTTATTGAAAATAGTTGATATAAAATGAGTCGCTGTTTTTCTTCAGAAACTCAAGAAGTTTTTGCTTATCCCTAGTAGGATAAACACATTGAATACCATTACAAGTAATTAGGTGTAATAAACCTCTTTTCCATAACTTACGAACAATGATATCCTTATGCCCACAAAGGACATATCTTTCACGATATAAACAAATCTTCTCAACCAGACAAGTAAGTATGTTCTTCATTACTTCGGCTTCTCTCTTGATTGATAAATCGTGTTCTGTCGCTTGAAACAAAGCGTGTGTGTCAAAATTTGTAACCATTGATTTACTCCTTTATTTACTCTTATATATTAGCAAATAGGGGGTGTTTATGCAAACATAGTTACAGGTAAAATTTGTGAATGTGGACAGAGCTTTTCCCTTTTTTCTTTGCCGGTGATAGTAAGTGTCATCTAAACAAATGATAGAAATACCAATCTTTGATTGGCAAATGATAGAAATTTTTTCAAAATTTCGTTCTGGTTTTGTTCTTTTTATTTTCAAATAAATTTTAGACAAAAAAAACCCCAAGTTAAAATTAATTAACTTGGAGTTTCTGGGGAAAGTTTTTTTTATGATGCTTTTTTTACAGATTTAAAACCATTCATAAATTTTGCTCTATTTGATGCTTGGGTATAAACTTTTTCAATTTCTTTTTTATCTGAAATTTGCTTGTTTATTTTCTCATCTGCTATTTCATAAAGACCATTAATATTAGAAAAAACTTTTTTACCATCTGGCGAGGATAATAAAACTTTTTCATCTTTTATTAATCTGGCTATTTCTTCCAATGCAATATTAATATCGGTTAAGTTATTAAGAGCATAATTTTTTTCTTCTCTGGGCTTGGTATTACTTGCGAAAGCATATTGCTTTTCATTTAACCCAAAAGTTAAAAAATGTCTTTTATGAATATCACGACAAACCTTGATAGATGCCTTAAAATTTGTTGTATCGTTTGGCACGATTTCAGGGTTTTTCTCACTTCCTATATTTTTATTAGGAAACAATTTTGCAGGAGAATAAAACAAACCCTCAACAAACCCATTTTTTAAATTGCCGTTTTTATCAATACAATTTTTTCTATCTCTATAACTCTTGGTTTCTGTTGTATGACAACCAATAATTAAACCAGAATCTTTCAACAAAAGACCACGACAAATAGCAATAATATCAGTTGCATTATTCATATATTGCTTTATCTGGTCGTCATCTAATTCAGATTTAACAATCTCTTGCAAAGCATCTTTTAGGGTTTTAACCTCTGGAATAGTCTTATTATTGGCTTGGCTAATATGATTAGCAACGATAGACAAAGCAATAGCCGAACTCTCAATTAAACCGGTTTTCTTATTTTCAGTTTGTAAAATATCAGATGCAAAACTTCTGATTTTTTCCTCTGCTGAATTTCTACTGGCTTGGTTAACTATTGGTAATAAATCATTTACAGGGAGATTTGACCCTTGATTTTTATTAAGCATTTTTTAAATATCCTTTCATGCTTGGTTTCTGGAAAAATTCCATTAACAATATATTACGAAATTTTAAAGCATTACACAAACAAAAAGATAAAATAAATAAAAATAATTTTGTATTTTTTCCAGCAGATATTCCAGCAGATTAACTTATTGATTTTATTAATAATTTTATAGCTGATATCAGTAAGAAAAAACCTAATAAAAACAATAACTTATTACTATCAAAAAAATTTTTCGCTTGTATTAAC